CTTCTCCTTGAGGAGAGCGTTGAAGCGCGAGGCATCGGGGACAACCGAGACTGCGACGCTGCCGACGTTGATCGCCATGCGTCGCCTCCTCTTATTCGGGCGCCCGAAGGCCGTCCAGGTACGCCTTCGCTTCGGGCGGGAGTTCGCGTGTCTGCGACTTCCGGACACCCGGCCGAGGCAGCGGCTTCTGCGCCTCGTACTTCTCGGCGCCAGCACCCCGAGCGACGTAGTAGGTCTGGTGGTTGATGGCGTCGATCAGCGCCGCGAGCTGGTAGTTGGACAGCGACCACGGGCCGAACTGCTGCTCCTCCGGCTCAGCCGGCAGATCGGGCAGCTCCAACTCCTCGCGCGGCTCATCCCGCAACGCCGTCTGAGTCCACGACTCCTGCGGCAGGTACTGGATGAACACCCACAACTCGCGGAACGACATGCCCCCGGTGAACAGCTCCTTGAGGGAGCGGCCCGGATACCGGGAGGCAATGTCGGCCTCTACTTGCGGCGCGTGCTCCTCGAGGAAGGACCGGAGCGCGGCGATTTTCCCGCGTCCTCACCCGTGACCTTCGACCACGCCTCGAAGAAGTGCTCGACGTCCTCGTTGGTCGGGTCCGCCTCGACCCACACCTCGAAGTCGGCATCGGCCAGCACGAGCTTCGCCCAGCCGTCGAAGTCGCCGTCTTTGAGCATCGTGTTCGCCCGCGTCTTCCACTTCCCCGGCTTGGGGACAGTGACCGCGAACTCGCCCTCGTCGGTGACCAGTGGCACCACCGAACCCTCAGCGGGCGCCTCAGCGTCGGCCTGCACAGCCTCCAGGGCGCTCACAGGCCGTTCACCACAGCGTTGAGCAGCAGGTCACGACGCACGGCGACACCAGTGGAGTCGGCGTAGGCAGTGAAGGTGAGGTCGTACAGCGGGGGCTGGTCGAAGCGGTAGGTGATGTTGGCGACCGCCGTCACCTCCACCTTCGGGCAGAAGAACCGCAGGTGGTTCTGCGAGGAACCCACCCCGGTAATCATGTCGAAGCACATCGCCCGGACATCGCGGACGCCGGTCGTGTCATCGGTGATGGACAGGAGCTGGCCGGCCGCACCGCCAGTGGTCGTCGCGGCGGTGATCGCCGGGCTGGTGCCGCCCGTGAAGGTACCGACGGGGACCACAGCGGGGACGTTGGTATTCGCCAGCGCGCCCGCGAAGGTCAGCACGTAGGACGAGCCCGCAGTTCCAGTGACGAGCACGTTCCCAGCGCCGATGTTCGACAGCCCCTGCAGGGCCGTCTGCACCGCGGCTGTGGCTGCGTTGTAGGCCAGCGCGCCCGTCGTCTGACCGTTGAAGGTGATCGAGAACGTGCCACCCGTGGGGGCGCCCGTGATCGTGATCGTCTGCACCTCGGACGTGCCCGCGCCGGTCGGAACCAGCGGGCCACCAGCCCGGTACACGAGCCCCAGGACGTTGGCGTTTGTCTCCAGGAACTTGACGTTGAACTCGTGCTTGATGTCCGTGATGACCGAGTTGTAGGTGGAGATCGAGCCCCACCGCTTCCAGTCGTTGCGGGACACCGACGGGTTCTCCGTCAGGCCGTCCTGCGTGATGCCGCCGAGGTCCGTCCACGGGGAGGTGAGCGGCACCATTCCGGAGACGGTGGAGTAGAGAGTTCCGTAGGGGGCGACCGCAGCCTGTCCCTGCTGAACCGCGAAGGTGTAGTTGTCGTTGACGGCCATCGCTGGCGATTCCTTTCGGGCAGCCCGAATACCCCCACGCCGGGACGGCTGGGGTTGTGGGGTGGGGGTGGGGTTAAGCGGTCTGGATGACCAGGTCGAACGTGGTGGTGAACTGCCGCAGCACCGTGTCGGTGTACGGAACCCAGGTGGGGCCAGCCAGCAGGCTGACCCCGGTCACGGTGGAACCGGCGATCGTCACGCCCGGCAGCAGCGAGAGCATCGCCCGCTTGGCGTTCTCCGCTTCCTGCGCCGCGTCCTTGTAGCCGACCGCGAACGTGGTGAGGGCGACGCGGGGGCTGATGAGCTTCGGCACCTTCGGATAAGCGGTGCCGCCGAACGACACCACCCGATGCAGCGGGACGACGTTCTGCAGATCAGAAGGAGTCTCGGTGACGACCCGCCGCGACAGCGTGGACGCCAGCCACGGCACCAGCAGCGCCTCGACGCCGCCGAAGCTCACTCCGGCTCCTGCGCCTCGACGATCGCCTTGACGAAGTGGCCCTTGGCGTCACGCTTCGGGACGTCCACGCCCGCCTGCTCGGCGAGGTCGACCAGCTCGTCCTTCTTGAGCCCGGCCAGGTCGTCCTCGGTGACCAGCACCGCGCGGCGCATCGCCGTCAGATACCGGGCCTGCGTGTCCTCCACAGGCACCGGGACCTCGCCGTGCTCGCGCACATCCGGCGGGTGAATGAAACGGATCAGGGGCATGGTCAGTCCTTCGCTGCGTCGAGGGCGCGGCCCAGCACATGCTGCGCGGGACTGCCCTTACTGGTTGCCGAACCCTGCAAAGTTCCGTACTCGACGTAGATGGCGTAGTCCACGCCCACCTCGACGCGACCAGCCGCACGCTCGGTGGCCTCGCGCTGGATCCCGACCGAAGCGGTGATCGACGCCTTGTACTCGCCGTCATCCACCGGGGCGATCGCCCGCGCCATCTCGGCGACCTTCTCGGCGCGGCGCAACATCTCGCCCTTCATCTCCTCCGAGCGGAGAAGCTGGCCGAGTCCTTCATAGGACGGGTTGAAGTCGCTCATCCGGTTACCCGCTTGAGCTTGACTTCGACGGCCGGCTGCCAGTTCGTGAACGGATTCCGCCAGTTGTTCGGTGACCCGTCCACCTCGTAGGTGAGGCCGCCGACCTGCACCGCGTCGATAGCGCCCACGACAGTCTCGGCAGGCAGGTACACCGAGGGCTGCGTGACCAGCAGATCCTGGCCCTGCACCGTCTCCACCGAAGTGCCCGGGTTGAAAGCCCCGCGCACCGAAGTGCTGACCGTCGTCCAGGTGTCGTTGCCCAGCGCGTCAGGCTGACCCTTCGTGCGCGTGACCAGCGTGATGGGCTCACCGAACGGGAACGTCACGGCTGGTCCCAATCGGACCCGTAGACGCCGTAACTGCCCCAGCGGTTGATCTCCCACGGCGGCAGATTCGCTCCCGCAGTGGCGGGCATCGTGTCGATGCTGAACGCGCCACCTGAACCGGCGAGACGCCGCAGGGTGGCCTTGTTCTGCCGGGTCAGCCACAGACCGCCACCGACCGGGCCGAAGTTCGCCGAGAATGGCCCGGCTGCCTCCTGCGTAACGTTCGCCGGGTTGCTGTACGACCTCGCGGCCACATCCAGCACCACCGCGTCCGCACCATCGGGCAACGGCTTCACGATCGACTCGCACAACTGCTGCGCGAGATCGAGCAGCAGTTGCGCGCGGTCGTCGTCAACCGACGTGCTGAGGTAGGTGCCGAGATCCGCGGGGCTGACCGTCATCGCCCGACACCTACCTCAGTCACTTGGCCGTGGACTTCTTGGGCTGCGCCTTCCGTGGCGCCTTCTGCACGTCGGCGGGGTCGTTGACCCACACCTGCGTGCCGGCCGGGCCGAGCGGCCCGTCCTCCTCGAGGGTGACCAGCTCAGCCATGCGTTCTCCCTGGGGCTATGTCAGCAGCTGCCTCTTGGCTAGCCACTCGATCGGATCGGATGACCCCTTCGACCGGTTACATACCTGGCAGGCGGGAACTAAATTGTCCCGGCAATGCAGCCCGCCACGATGTATCGGCTGGAAATGGTCCGCATGTTCAGCGGGCTCTCCGCAATAGAGGCACGGCGAAGCGTAAAGCGTCCTCAGGAAGTCGGAAGTAACGCATCGCGACTCATGTTGGCAAAGCGCGTCCCGTTGCCGGGCCGCACGTCGCCGCGCCCGCTCTTTGTACTCATCCGGCTTGTTGCGGTAGTCCGCGCGGCGTTTTTCTTGCCCCGACTCGCGGTCTGACCAGTAGGTTGCCGTTGAGCGGGCGTTAGCTCGCGCCTGGTTGGCATAGTGCCACTCAAGCGCCCGCTGTTTAGCTTCTTCGCGATGCGCTGCTGCGTACTCCCGGCAGCGAACGCGGTTCGCCTCCGGATCTTCCGTGCGGCGCGCCCGGTGATACGCCGCTTCGCATGGACGACAAGTGAGTCGTCCTGCCGCTGTT